ATTTATGCGGGTTTGCGGGGTTTGATACCGAGTTCAAATCTCCCTTCCGCTACTATTTTTTTAAAATTGAAAACCTTGTGAAGCCTTGATTTTACTGGACGAAAGGAGATTCTGAATGGTGTCTTTTCTGAAAGCCAAAATCAAAGGTAACACAAAAGGTAACACGAACAAACGTACGAACGCTTAATGCGTTCTTTTTTTATTGCAATTTTGGCGGCAATTCGACGGGAAACAGGCGTTATTTAGACGGTATTCTGGCGGTTTTACCGTCTTTTTTTATGCCACAATATAAGCAAAGGGAGGGATGATAATGTTTTCTGACGATGTTCTTGAGAAAATTTTTGCCAGAAAAGAATTGCAATCATTAGATTTGTCAACGCAGTCATCTATCATTCACGCAATCGAGGATGTTTTGGAGGAGGTTGAAGAAAATGAACATGAACGGAGTTTATCCGGCACCGGGCTATAGTCAGCAAATTCCTTATCAGGCATCATATGGGTATAATCCATATGGTAATCAGCAAAGAATTGAACAGCCGCAAAATTATTTTCAACCAGCGCAAACACAGCAAATTCAGCAGCCACAAATAACGCCTATTGGAATAAATGGAAAAATTGTGCCTTCTGTTGAAAATATTACTGCAAACGATGTGCCTATGGATGGAAGCGTGGCGTTTTTTCCAAAGCAGGATATGTCGGAAATATACGCCAAAAGCTGGAACTCAGATGGTACAATCCGCACAATCGTTTTTAAGCCTGTTTTAAATGATATGACTAACAATTTATCGCATGAGACGGAAAAAATGAAATTTGACCTATCAGACGAGTGCACAGGGGCATTTATGGGAAAGTTTGACGAACTGTTTGGGAAAATTGAACAGTTAGAGGAACGTATTGGTAAAATTCCGGTTCCACAGAAAAAAACTTCTCAAATTAAAAAGGAGAGTGAATCCGAATGAATCTGATGCAAATGATTTTGAACCAAATGATAAATTCTCCGCAGATGCAAAACAATCCAATGGCTAAAAATGCCATGCAGATGTATCAAAGCGGAGATACGGTCGGACTTAAGACAATGGCGGAGAATCTCTGCAAAGAAAGAGGAATTACAGTAGATGAAGCAAAGCAAAAGGTTATGAGTATGTTTAATCATTAGTACATTTTGGGTTGCGCGCACAATAACCGGTTATCCCATTTGTAAATAAATCAGATGGAGGTAAACAAAATGTTTAATGGAAACGCATCTCCTAGTCTTGCTGATATTGCAGCAGTGACAGGAAACGGAAGAAACAATGATGGCATGTGGGGCGGCGATGGCTGGTGGGCTATCATTATCTTCGCTATGATTTTTGGCTGGGGCGGCTTTGGCGGCAATGGCTGGGGAGGAAACGGAGGCATGGGAGCGACAGCATCTGCATACACCGACTCTGCAATTCAGCGTGGATTTGACACGCAGGCTATCATCGGGAAGTTAGATGGTATTGCAAATGGTCTCTGTGATGGATTTTACGCACAGAATACCGCCGTTATGAACGGTTTCCATGGTGTAGACAATGCAATCTGCAACCTTGGATATCAGACGCAGCAGGGATTTAATACCACAAATGTAACACTTATGCAGGCACAGAATGCTTTGCAGTCCCAGCTGGCTAATTGCTGCTGTGAGACCAGAGAAGCTATCCAGGGCGTGAACTACAATATGGCGCAGAACACCTGTGCGCTGCAGAACACCATGAACAGCAACACGAGAGACATTATTGACAGTCAGCAGGCAGGAACAAGGGCAATCCTTGATTACCTGTGCCAGGAAAAGATTTCTTCCTTACAGGCAGAAAATAACGACTTAAGAAGAGCCGCTTCACAGGATCGCCAGTCTGCATTGCTCACTACTGCAATGTCGGCACAGACCCAGCAGATCATCAACGCTGTAAATCCAGCTGCAATCCCGGCATATGTTGTGCCAAATCCTAACGCTTATGCGTATGGTTGTGGATGCAACACAGGATGTAGCTGCTAAAAGTAGTTGCTACACAAAATTGAATAATTGAGTATCTTAATTGAGTTTAACTCGACTATGTCTGCAAAAGCAGTATTACTTATAAGCGCAAAGGGCAGACTGAAATATGTTTGCCCTTTATTTCATGAATAGGAAGGTAGAATACATGGACGAAATTAAAAATAAATTTATCGAAGCAATCAAAAAGATTGATTTTGAAAAGCTTAACATTTCGGAGCTTAAAACTCTTGCGGAAATAACTGGATCAGTAGAAAAAATGGCAAAAAAAGATTATTCTGAGCTATTGATGGAAAAATTTTCTCCAGACCACGGATTTGTTTTTTCGAGCTCCGATACAAAAACAATAGCAGAATTAAAATAAGGAGGTCATATTATGGCAGAATTTACAGGAATTGCATTACAAACAGTTGCGCAGGGAGAAGATGTGGCATTTACAGAAACTCCGGTATGCGCAACAAAATGCATTGTTCATAGACAGGGAAGTGGCATTGTTAAATTAAGAGGACTTACAAATCAGTGCCGGGCAAGATTTTTGGTATCTTATTCTGGAAACATTCAAATTCCTACAGGTGGCACAGTTGAAGCTATTTCACTGGCTATTGCAATTGATGGAGAACCGTTGCAGTCAACTCGAATGATTGTTACACCGGCGGCAGTTGAAAACTTCTTTAACGTTTCGGCGCAGGCATATGTGGACGTTCCTCGCGGTTGCTGTGTTACGGTAGCGGTACAGAATACGTCTGCGCAGGCAATCGAAGTTCAGAACAGCAATTTAATTGCAGTCCGGGAAGCGTAAGGAGGGCGGTTTTATGGATATTAAGAGAATGCACGAAATGATCGAAAAACTGTCTGAAAGCGCAGAGTGTGAGTTTGCAAAAGGTATCGAATGTGTAGATACAGAAGAGATGGGAAAAGTCACGGACATGCTTAAAGACCTTGCGGAAGCCATGTATTACCGGACGCTTACAAAATCAATGGACGAATCAGACCCAGAGCAGGTTCTTGATATGTTTGAGCGTTACGGAGACGGCAGACGGTATTATGACCGTTACCGGTATGCAGACGGCAGATTCGCGCCAAAGGGAAGAGGTACGCGCCGCGGATATGAAGAACCTCCGTACTGGCACATGACACCGGAAATGTACCGGGAAATGGAACACGACCGTGATATGGATCGTCACTCTGGCAAAATGTATTACACAGAGCCTACAATTGCGGCAGATGGCGGTATGCGTGACCGCAGAGAGGGTAAAAGCGGAATGAGCCGCAGAAGCTACATGGAAAGCAAAGAGCTTCACAAAGGCAATACGCCGGAGGACAAGGACGCAAAGATGCATGACCTTGAAAAATACATGAAAGAGCTTTCGGAGGATATGGCGGAACTTATCTCCGACATGACGCCGGAAGAGCGCACAATGACAAAAAGCAAGCTGTCAACGCTTGTTTCCAAAATGTAATGGCAGGGGCAGAAATGCCCCTGTTTGTTTGAACATTGACAACTGAATATCAGCTAGTGATTTGTGGATTTGGAAATTTTTAAAAAAAGTATTGACTTTTTGTGCGTACTATTATATATTAAACGTGCGTACAGAAAGAAGGTGCTGAGAATGTCTCCACGCACAGGCAGACCTAAAGTTGACAATCCTATGAATGAAAGACTTTATGTTCGAGTATCGAAGCAAGAAAAAGATGAAATTATGAAATTTTCATCAGAAAGTGGATATTCCATATTAGAACTTATAAGGGCGGGGATTGAAAAGCTAAAAGGTCAAAAAAAATAAGAAGTTGCCACGCTACCAACGAAAACAACTTCTTATCAACCGAGATAACTCTCTGTGAAATATTTTATCATAGAGAGTATCTCTTTTCAAGAAAAAATTGAAAGGAAGGAAAAATCTATGAGAAGCATTGAAGAAATTGTAAGAACGATACTTAATAGTGACGCGCTGATGGAGAAAGTGAATCATGTTGTGGAAATCGAGAGGATGAAGTATAACCGTGGTTGGAGTACCGAGACGGACATTGATAATTTTTCTCCGATTGGTTTTCGCAAAGTGGTAACATCAGCCATGAATTTGCTCGGACTGCAGAACGAATCCGATGAGGTTGATATTGCCAGCGAAATTCTTAAGGACATTTTCAGAAATGAAATCATAAAAAAGGATGGAACTTATTTGCCGAGCCAAATTGAGCAGTACAGATCGTTGCTTTCTCGGCTCGCAATCGAATGTGATAACGAAAAATTGTTGCGCGGCGTTGTAATATTTATGGCAGATTTGAATGATGAGGACGTAATAGATCACGACGGTATTTACCGCCTTGTAAAGAAAGGCGGTGCAAGATGAAAGAACAGCTGATAACGGAGATCCAGAGCATACAGGACGAAAAATTTTTGCAGTTTATTTTGAACACAATTATTTCATTTAAGCAGAAATGGGGGATTTGCTGATGAACGATATTCAGATTTCAGAAAATAAAGAAGAACTGACACTGACAACTATCGACATTGCGGACATGATGGAAATGCCTCACTGGCAGATTTTAAGAAAGCTGGACGGAACGAAAAAAATCAAAGGAATTATACAAATTTTAGGAGACAACAAAATTGTTGTTACCGACTATTTTATACCGTCTACATACTTATCTGAACAAAATAAGGAGATGCCATGCTACAAAGTAACCCGCATGGGATGTGAGTTCCTCGCAAACAAATTTAACGGGGAAAAGGGAATTGTCTTTACTGCTCGATATGTGAAACGATTCCACGACATGGAACAAGCGCTGAAAAAACCGCACCCTGCAATTACGGAGAAAGACCCGTTTGAGCACTGGGAGATTCGATGGAAACATGAAACGGAAACATGGTTTTCAAAGAACAACTGGAAGTTAAGTATAATCCTAGAACGGTTTGGTTGGACTCGAAAATTTTTATATCACAAGATTCTCGTGGAATTATCGGATCTGCATAACTTACGCGCAATCGAAAAGGCATATTACGCCAGTTATGGATATCCACCGGAATACGCTCTTGATCTGCTTGATTTCAATAGAGACCTCAACGATACGGCGACAAGATACATCAATTACCTACTTATTGAAGAATAAAAGGTAAAATAAGCATGAATTTAGAAACCACTAGCTGATATTTGGCTGGTGGTTTCTTTTTTGGAGGTAAAATATGTTTTTGATAAATGGTATTGAATGGAAAATAGAATTTGTTCACAGTGTAAGCGGCAAGCTGATGCGCTCTGATGGCTCTACCAGCCTTGCTGTGGCAGATTGGAACGACAGGGCTATATATGTTTCAGATAAACCTAAAAACGTCTATTTACGCAAAATACTGGCTCATGAGCTTTGCCATTGTTTTTGTTTTTCCTATAACATTCATATGCCGATTGAGCAGGAAGAGTATCTCGCGGACTGGATAAGCCTGTATGGGGCAGATTTGATTTATTTGCTGGATGATTTGATGGCAAACATTGATTGGAGGGCGGCATAGTGGACAAAATAGACGATTTACTTCATTACGTTCAGAAGACAAACCCTGGGATGACAAGAGAGAAATTGATAGATGAATTAAACAAAAGCGATTATACCGCAAAAGCTTTGCTTTTTACTTCGGAAAACTTTCGGAAAAATTTTCAATCCCCCCTACCTTAAGAATTGGACAAGGATTTTTAATTTTGGATTTTTAAAAATTTTTTGAAATTTTCGCCCAGATATTCGGAAAAAATTTGATACCCCCCTAGGGTCAGATTTCGGCACAAAAAAGCGTTTTCGAGATTTTGAGAATTTTGTTCAGATTTTCGCAAAAATTTTTTGAAACTTTTTTGCAAGTTCAAGTTCAACTTTTGACAAAAAGAGTTGTCTAAAATATTCTGACAACTCAAAAAATAGAATTTTCCAGCTTATAAAGTTCTAATAATGCCGTAGCTGTCATGCGCTTCACGCTCTCGCCCGGCTGGAGCTTGAAAGCCGTTTTTTTGTCGTTGTCGATAAAATTATAATCTTTATAAAGAACGACGCCTTCCCGTTCTTCTGTCACGACTTCAAGAATTAAATCGCCGCCAAATTCCGCGATATCTCCCCGCAGTTCCTCGATTAAGTCGCCGCACTCGTAAGAAATCCGTTTACCGCCTTTATTTAGAAATGCCATACATAAACCCCCCAGATGATTATTTTTAATAATACACCTTAGTTTTTAAAATGTCAAATCGTAAAAAAGCCGGGAAAGCCCCGGCTTAATTTGTTAAAAAATCATACATTTTTTCGTAATTTCCGGCTTTATAAGAATAAAATGACGATATCCGCGCCGGAGTTTTCAAAGTGCGCGAAATCTGATTTTCGCTGTCATGTCTCATTGAGAAAAAAATCATCGTAATGCACGCCTTTATTTTCTCCAGCTCTTCCGCGTCGATTCCTTCAAATTCAAAAACGTTTTTGAAAAGGTTTTTATAAGCCACTTCACACGCTGGAATCGTTTTGTAAGGTAAATCTTTTAAAATTTGTTTTTTTGTCAACATAATAGTTTTTTTCCCCCCCTATTCTAAAACTTTCCGGTTATTCCGGGTAAAGGCAAGCCGGGGAATCGAACCCCGGAACATTGCACCGCCTGCACTTGCTTAAATGATAACACCCAATCGCATACAATCCATTTTCCGATCACAAAGGGCGCGCCACTTTTCGGGATTCCCTTTGATATTTTCGGCGGTTCTGGTGTCCGCCCATTCGTCCCGGGCTTTAATATAAGCGGCTCTTTCTATGCGTTTGCTTCTGCTCTTAAAATCTCAATGCATTCTTTTTTTGTGTGCTCTCCGTAAAATTTCATAGGTTTATAAAATGCCTTTGCAAGGGCAAAATCTTCTTGATTTTTCAAAAAGAAATCACGGATTTCTAAAAAAGTCTTTTTGTGGCTTTCATACTGTTCTTTTTTTGTCATAATATCAACCATCCTTTCAGTGTGCGCCCTGTCTCATCGGTGCAGGTGGGGCAGTTCCTGCAGACCGCCGCGCGGGCGGTTTCGACTTAGTTGTAAAGCATTTCTTGCATAATCTGGCGGCGTTCTATTTCGGATTTCTTCCGGTGCATTTCTTTATAATCCTTTTCAGCTTTCGTCTGCGCTTCTTTTTTTGTATATCCGCGACCTCTCCAAAGATCATATAATTGTTCTATTGTCCAGTTCTTCATATTTCCCCTTTCTGCCCTCGTAACCTCCGGGGCGGGAAGGCTTTTGGCTAATTGCAACACAACGGTGCATAGCACTCTTTAAGATCTTCCAATACCTTAGATGCTCCGCCCTCTTCTTCGATCTCCTGATCAGATAGCGTCACATCCTCAATGACTTTTTGCTCAATCGTTGCGAATCCGTCATCATCGATAACGTTATACATTGCTCTAACAATGTACCTTACTTTGCAAGCAAATCCATTTACTTCGACATCTAATACATTTTTTATAAATTCTTTCCGCATGTATTTCCTTTCTGGTCTGCCATCATCAGAGCCGGGAGACCATCCCGCGGCTGACGGTCATTTCTGACCGTTTCGGCTTTTTTATCTATGCTCGATATAAAACCTTTTTCTTGTTTCTGCTGGAATAACTAAATTTATAAAATCTTCTGCAAGCACAAGCGAGTTAAAAGCAGCCACAACATTCTTGTATTCCGATTCAAACTTTGACGCTTGAATTTTATCAACCACTAACCAATTTAATTCATTCATAATGGATACCTCCGCGAATAATATTTTTGTTTTCCTGTTGGTATTATAGTATCACTTTTTTTAGTTATAGTCAATACGAAATATCACTTTTTTAAGAAATATTTTTCTTGACTTTTCCAACGTGTAAATATATGATCTATTTATAAAGGCAACTAAGAAAGGAGAGGATTGCAATGCTAAAATATAGATTTGACGTTGGGGATGCTTTGGAGCGTATCGGCTTTAACTCTTACAAGGCAAAAACTAGCGGTTTATTAAGCCAGGATACGCTTAAAAAGATTAAGAATGAGGATACAAACATAAACGCCAAAAGTATAAACAATCTTTGCTTGCTTTTGGATATGCAGCCGAAAGACCTATTTATCTATGTAGAGAGCCCGGAAGATTTGGAGTTAAAAAAGAAATTACAATAATTTTTAAAATATCACTTGTAAAAGTTACAAAAGTATGCTATTATAATATTGTCGAAAGGCAATAGGCGAAAGCCAGAAAGGGGAATCATGGACGAAGATATGAGCGTATTTAAAAGTTACTTAAGAAGACTTTTGCAGGATCTGAAAGACCTTAAGGAAGTATTGAAGGCTAAGGATTATGAGAAAGCTGAAAAAATGGTTGACCGCCTCATAGACGACACCCAAAAGGGCATAGAGGACAATTAAGCACCAAGCAACAAAGGGCGGCGCAAAAGCCGCCCAGTAACCAATAAACAAGATAAAAAAAGGAGAATGAATTATGACAGATGTCGAGATTTTAATGAAAAACGGATGCACAAAAACAGAAGCAGAAAAGCACTTGAAAAACGGATCAACGATTTTCACAGACTTCGAAGAGAATTTCACGCAATACATGGACGAATGGGGAGTTGATGAGGAAGAGCGGGAAGAATATAAGCAGATGATAGAAGGAAAGAAGATTCTCCCTGATTGGGGAATAGTAAAAGATGCTGGGAAAGTTTACTATATCGCATACTGCTTATAAAAGCTAGAGAAAGAGAGGTTTTTACCTCTCTTTTTTGATGTATTCAAACACTCACACTTTAAAGCGGTAAATTTTGTATACAGAATGGATACAGAATGGAAACGTAGATAAGATTAGTATATTCTCTCCAATACATTGTATTTTTTTATCAAGGAGTAAATATTATATAGTATATATCAACAGTACAAAAATCATAAACTATATACTTTAACACGCGCGGATATAATCTATATATGCGATATACCCAATAGTTTAAATTTATACTTGACAAAGGCTATACACAAATGATATTGTTATCGTAAATTAAAAAGCATCCGGGCAACAGAAAGCGCACAGGACCCGGAGAACGGAAACGGAAGTCATGCAGCCGATACAGTTAAGATCTTGATGATCTCGATTGTATCGGTTTATTTTTATGGTCCAGAAAGGAGGTATATATATGTCAGATGCACAGAGAGCGGAAAGAGTAGATATAGACGAGATATACAAAGATGACATTGACAAATATATACACCTCTGGATGGATGACAGAAATATAACGGATATGTGCAAGGTATCACAAAATAGGTGGTATAACTGCTGTCAGTATGTATGCGAACATGTGTTTAAAGTTAATCCTGTATATCTTATGCAGGATAATGCTTTAAATTATTATGACAGTAAAAAAGTAAATGATATATTAGACTTATATGTCAATCTGTGCAATGATTATGAAAAGGTGATAAATATTGTTGGATTCACTTTTTTCACAGGCATACACAGGGACACACTAAACGATTGGAGCCATAAGGCGCTAAGTTCCGAGCATTCCGACATTTGCAAAAAGATTGACGAAATGAGAGAGGAAAGTCTTGTTGGTTTACAGACCTCTGGAAAGAATAACCCAATGTGTTACATGCCATCGCTTAACAAGTACTGTGGGTTTAACATGCCTGGAGTAAGAGATCAGACGTCAGCCAGAAGGGTCGCAACAGCGGCAGAACTTCCTCGTTTGGATGGTTCAAATTGTGCAGGATTGCCGGACAACTTTGACAATTCGAGACCGAACAGCAGCGAAATTGTGATAGACAATTCAAACAATTTAAGCCCCAGTATTTAAGAGCCTTACGCCGCATGCTTTCGTTTAAACAGTTTAAGAAACTTAGGTTTAACGAATAGTTAGAACGCAAACAGAGAATTGCACGAACAATTAGAACAATTTAAAGAAAAGACAAACGCCGAAAGAAGCAGCCAGCAGGAGGGGGAGGGGGTTGCAAAAGCCCAGAAGGAGCTGCCTACTAAGTCCCTCAAATATCCTCAAAAACAAAAAGGCATGTCTATCATGGAGGGACTATACAAGATCACTCAAAATCACGAAACCAATAGAATCGGATTCTGAAATTAGTTTCCGGGATATGGTCAATAGGAAAATAGAATGCTTGACCGAAGTACATTCGGAAGTTGTAGACGTAAAGTATTGGGATATACAGAATCGGATATAGCACATGGTATAGTGCGATAATACTTTATCGATAATCACATCAAAGACAATCAAATCAAATTCACATCAGATAAATTTCAAAAATTACACTCGATAATAAAATTCAAAAAGATTCCAAAAGGCAGCAAATAAAATGTTAGAAATGTGTTTTAATTGCGATTATTGTGAAGAGCAGAATGGAGATTACTTTTGCACAAACAATGAGAGCGAATATGTCGGAGATTATGTAGAAAAAGAGTTTTCTTGTCCGGATTGGGATGGATCGGAGGAAGATGAATGAGGGTTGTGTCACAGAAAAAAGATGCTTCATATGATTTTGACCGGACCGAATTTAGAACAAGCTATGAATGCATAAGCGCTACTTTTGATGGAAGAACTTTTGTCATTGGGAAATATGCTACACCAGAACGAGCGGCAGAAGTATTTATGGACATGCATAAAGCATATGCGCCTGTACAGGTAGTTTGCACAAATATGGACGAGAAACAAGTCTCTGCATTAGTTGCAGCATCACAAAATACACCGATTAGATGCGTCAAGATGGATGATCCAAGGATGGCAGCAACAGTATTTGATAACCTTGTTTACTATATGCCGGAGAAATAGATTGCTTGCATTGCTCGTTTGCCAAATGGTAAGACACTGGGTTTTGATCCCAGCATTTATCGGTTCGAGTCCGGTACGGGAAGTTTTGAAAATGGAGGTAAATTATGTTGATTTTAAAAACAGTCATAACAACATTTGATGCCCTTGCGATTTTGACGTTTTTCTTGCTTGGAAGAGATAGCAGAAACGAAAAGGACGCTGTGGCAGTCTGGGGATCACTTATTGCATTGTTTCTTGTTAATATATTTGCAATGTGGAGATGATGATATGGTTTTGTATGACCCGATATTTGGTATTCGATTCCTGCCGGAAATTTTAACTACGGTCGGAAGAATACATATAAGCAGAAAAAAACATACGGGAGAAACCGACGTTCTGGATCTTGACAGTGACGCTGAGCACCAGTCTGAGAAGTCGGAGCATCCAGTATAGCTTAAGTCCACTGGCATTCGGTTTTTGCAAGAAAAAACTCGGCGTAAGCAATTATTCGGTGTTAGTGGACGTCGGCAAAATAAAAAGATCAAAAATACTATCATAAACGGCGCGCTATGCGCGCTGTGACGGAACGTAGTTCAGAGGAAAGAACAATCTTTTCATTCTTCTATGCTCTAGTGAATTGATAGCCGCAGGTTCAAGTCCTGCCGTTCCGATTGAGAGATAGGTTTAAAGCTTATCTCGGAATACGAAAAGTTCGTATTTCTCCTTTCGCTACTAGGAAGTTTCTGTTAAGGACGGTGCGAGACCGTTCGGTGGCGTTTGCCGCGGAGTGCGGCAAGGCGGAAGAACGCTTGGTGTTGGATGATGGTTGTCCCGTAATTTGCTGACGAGCAATACAGGCGGATTCCTATTGATAGTTCGGGTGCCTATCCCACGGTGCCTGAGCTGTCAAAAATGCAATTAGGCTGTGGCGGAAAAAGGTAGACGCTTAAGCATAAAACAACCACGCTTTGGTTAGGAACAAGTCATTGAATTAACAAGGCAATGAAGGAACCTGTTAAGGGTGTTACCCGTTGTGGAAAGTCGTTGTTATGTGAGGTGCAAATCCTCACCAGCCTATTTCCTGTGATATCACACAGGATAGTGCAACGCATGGCACGAAAAACATTATTGCTAACCGTCTTGTGGCGGTTTCGGAACGTATCTTAATTGGTAAAAGTGGCGTGTACACGGAAAACAACAATGAGAGCCGGATTGAAGGTTCGAATCCTTCCGTTCCGATGGTGCCGAGCTGATCTGATACTGTATGCGTAGCGCGGTCGCGTACAGAGATATGGAGTGAGGTGTCCGCGCATTTTGGGGAAGCGGCAACGATTGGAGGTGTTGCGGCTGACTGTAAATCAGTTCCCAAGTGGTAAACAATAGAGGTTCGATTCCTCTCTTCCCCATTTCACTCAACTCCCTAAAAACACTGTTTGGCAGGTGCGTGGTAGACAGTTGTAATGGATGGGTTGTTTAAGAAATCGCACCATCAAGATGCAGTGTTCCCATAATGGAATTGGAGCCGGTTGCTATCCGGTCGGGCGTTTATTCGCCTTGTAGGTTCGAGTCCTACACACTGCGCTAACTTACGACAGGGGTGAACCTTGCCGTAAGCGGTAGAAAGTCCGTGTGAAATTGTACAAAGTGGTGGCAAAAGCAATTTCGGATATAGCAGTTCCACCATACTGCTATATTTGCCGTATGTCCGGGTGGTGAGGGAGCGGTCTTGAAAACCGTTGGCTGTAAAAGGCTTGCAGGTTCAAATCCTGTGTACGGCGTTTGCTCGAAAAAATCGGACGTTGATGTGTGGCGGAATAGGTAAACGCTATTGCCGTAAGATAATTCGTTGAAACCGGCAACCTAGATGACGAGAAGTGCACTAATCATGCATGGTGCAAATCCATGCCACATCAATTTTGTATATCCGCTTAGTAAGGTTCTTTAATTGGAGGTATGAGCATGATTTTAAACTGTGTAAATTGTGGCGCACCAATTGAAAGTGACAAGAAAGCGTGCCCTTATTGCAAAACTCCATATGGTTTCCGTACGAAGATAGAAATGGAACCATATATTGATTCAAACGGAAGGATTTGCAGACATGAACCGGAAATGATAGAAGTAACAACTTTGGGAGATTGTGAACCTAGGTTTATGAGGAAGTGATTGAAATGTGTGAATTTTGCAAAAATTACGATAACGACAGAATATTCGGCGCTAATATTCCCATTCAGAAGTGTGCAAATGAAACGAATTTGACAAATGCGCAAATTATGATGAATACAGGGGACAAAGTACCAGGGATTGTGATTTATTCAAACTATTGTATGGCGAAAGGATACTTTGATATTGCATTTTGCCCGATGTGCGGCAGAAAGTTGGTGGAAGAATGAGCAATATACATAGATTCAAAGTAGAACCAATAAAAGGAAACCCGGAATGTGCTAAAGTTACAGTTGATGGCGAACAGTGTTTATGCAGTTCGTATAAAATAGAACATTATGCTGGGAGCCTTCCAATGGTCAATATAAACCTTATTGCCGACGTGCAATATGAGCAAGATGCAGAAATCAACATTGTAAACTTGCACGAAATAGCTTCACTGATGGACAAGGGAACACTCGAGGAATTTTGCAGAGTTTGGAAGGATATTCACGATGAAGCATAGAAAAGAATGGCACACTTGCGATAGGTGTGGTGCAGAAATTGAAAAAGGAATATTATGCGGAAATTCGATTACAAAAAATGGCATTTTAAATGTCACATACGACTTGTGCTATAAATGTATGGAAGATTTTGAAAGGTTTATGAAAAATGATTGTAAATATCAATAACAGCACATACGAGATGAACAGCAAACAGTACAAAGAAGTTCTTGATACGGCGAGCAAAGCGGTTGCCAGCGGTATATACGCCGTTGAGAAGAACAAGGTAGCAATCATGCTTCGAGAGGAATATAAAAGCAAGGAAGAACTGAAACAGGCAGTTGGTAATTACACGGCGAAAGGGTTCAAGGTGTATTGGAATGAAAAAAACACGTTCAAAAATTATAATCAAAACTAGAAAAGGCGGTTACACAAAGATTTATGCTAACGGGAAATGGCAAAAAAAGGTATACAACATAGACTTCCATGCGGACAGCGTTGGATATGTTGGAAATGGCATAAATATTTCGTGCGTGTTTGATAGATACAAGACGGACAAGAATGGAGTTCAAATTTATAACGCCGAAAATAATGAATTTGAGGTAGAACACTGCTCAGCAAATATTTAAGCTGTATATCAAAAGAAAGGAATCATTATGAAAAAGAAAATAATATGCTTTATTTTATGTATATTGTTTTTATTATCTTTGATTGGCTGTAAAAAGTGTGTTGATACACAATATTCAAGTGTTACTGTTAAGGTAATGGATGAATACCACAGAGCAGCATATATAACACCGATTTTTAATGGTAAAACAACAACAATAATTACACATCCGGCAGTTTACAAGATTACTGTTGAATATAATGGTAAAGAATATGCTATATCCGGGAGTGACACATATAATAAATATTCAAATAAAATTGGAGAATCCGTCACGGCAATTTTAGAAACAAAAATATATGATGATAAAACAGAAAAATACAACATAACAAAATTGGAATAAAAAATTACCGGCTAACAAACAGAGTTAGTCGCTAACCAACAAAAATTATTGGCAGAGGTCTTAAGGCACTTCTGCTTTTTTGCGGAGGTGCTTTTCTTTTGGCAAGTTCAAGCCTAATTTCCACAGTAAATGGATATGAAAATTACATACAGGTGCATGGCGTTGATGAACAGGTTATGGATGCCATGGCAGAAGCGGCAAGGGTAGCCATTCTGACGGAAAAGGATGTTGAGTATGGATTAAAGGTTTCTGCCAGAGCGAAAGAACTGACGGAGCAGTTTATTTTTCAATCTACAGGTGGCACACCATGGGATTTAGAGAAATATTCATTCCAAAACAAGGTATCTTATGAAATTCTGGACAAATATTACGGAATTTTGCTTTTGGAAGCGCAAAACAAAGTTGTGGATAGTGCTTTCCAGTATTTGGAAAAGAAAAGAGATCCTAAAGAACGGTTTTATATGCCAAGAAGAAAGCAATTTCTCAAAATAGGGCTTACACAGGCTTTACAAGGCATGATTGATGATAGATATGACATCCTGTGCGTATCCCTTGTTCCGGGAGCAGGAAAAACAACGGTAGAAAAAATGTTTCACGCACTTGTTGCCGGATGGTTTCCGAGAGATTTCAGCCTTTTTTATTCGCACAGCGGAGATATTACCAGAATGTACTATGACGGTGTGTACGATATCGTTACAAACGCGGAAGAGTATACATGGAATGAAATTTTCCCGGATCTTTCCGTGACGAGCACAAATGCGAAGATGGAGCAGTTTAATGTCGGGAAGTACAAGTCGTTTCAATCCGTACAATGTACGTCTGTTGGTAGTAAGAATGCAGGTAAAGTAAGGGCTTCTAAGTTCTTACTGGTTGACGATATGATAGGCGGTATCGAAGAAGCAATGAATCCCATTATCCTTGATAAATTGTGGGATAAATATGCCGTAGATGCCCGCCAGAGAAAGATACAGGACACGGACGGCAAGAACTGCAAGGAAATACATATTGCCACAAGATGGAGCGTACACGACGTCATAGGGCGCATCCAAAATATGTACGAGGGAAATCCGAGAGTAAAGGTTATTGCGGTACCGGATGTAGACCCAGTTACAGGAGAAAGCAACTTTGACTATGAATTTTCTGGGTTTACGAAAGAATTTTTTGAAGACCAGCAATTATTGATGGACGACATATCATATCGCTGTCTCTACAAACAGGAGCCGATTGAGCGAGAGGGATTGCTGTTTCCGGAAGATAAAATACGCCGGTATCTTAATTTGCCGCATGGAGAGCCAGAGATTGTAACCGGTCAGTGCGATACAAAGGGAAAAGGAACGGATTACTTTGTTTTGCCGGTATTGCAAAAATACGGAGAGGATTACTACTGTGTAGATTGTGTTTGCGATAACACGGCAGATTATGAGATGCAGTATGAAAATGCAGCAAATGTTTTGACAAACAACAAAGTGCAGGAATGTGAATTTGAGAGAAACGCCGGCGGAGACCGTGTCGCAATGGAAGTAAACAAGCGTGTCGAAAAAAAAGGATGGATATGTAACATTACTGACACACCGACGGAGACAAACAAGGAAGCAAGGATTTTCCAGTGCTCTAACTGGATATTACAGCACGTTATATTTAAAGACCAATCATTATATAAGCCAAATGAGCCATATGGAGTAATGATGTCTCTTCTCAAGAGATATTCAGTGTCAGGTAAAAAGCAGTTGGATGATGTGCCGGATGTATTTTCAAACTTTGCGCTTAGAGTGACAAATGGAAATAACGTAGCCAAAGTAGAAGCGGCAGTAAATCCGTTTAGGAGGTATTGATATGACAACGAAGGACTATTTGAACCAGATAAGTCGGATCAATCGCATGATAAATAACAAAATTGTGGAACTTTCACAGCTTAAAGAGCTTGCCTGTAGCATATCTGCAGTGTCGGGCGAAGATAGAGTAATGGTAACTCCAAATTTTGACAAAATAGGAACAAAGCAGGCAAAAATAGATGAAATGGAACGGAACATAGATGCACTGGTTGATGAGTATATCATCAAAAGAGATAAGATTGTTAGCCAGATAGACAGCATGGAAGATGAAAATGTTTACAACGTCTTATTTTCAAGATACATAGAGAAAAAAACATTTGAAGTTATAGCAACCGAAATGAATTACTCTTGGAGACAGACAATAAGGCTTCATGGAATTGCATTAAAAAAATTTGAGCAAAAATATGGAGCAACTTATTTGTAAAATGTCATAGAATGTCATATTGAAAAAATGATATAGTTATAATTGAAGAAAGCAACAAAAGTTGAATACTTCACCTCCCACAATTCAGAAAAGCATCGTAGAGAAATCTCCGGTGCTTTTTCTTTTGCAAAGAAAAGAGGACTTTATGGTATATACACCAAAAACAATATATTGCCCGCGTTGCGGAAGAAAAGTTGCCACACACGATGGGCGTTCAACAATGAACATTTCTGTGGAATGTAGGAAATGTCACAAAAAAGTGGTATTTTATCCGGAAAATGGAAAAACAGAATTAAAATCTCTTCCAATCCGGTCAACATCCAGTGGGATGACGTTTAGTTAGGAGCCAATTATGAATAATAAATCTCTCCAAGATCTTGTTAAGGGCTGTTATGGGCGAAAAATTTTATATACTGATGTTGAAACCATCACAGCAGACAATATTGTCAAGGTGGTGGGAGACTGCATCGGTAATTATTATTACAACAAAACCATCATAGAATACCTATGGCGGTATTACAAAGGAGATCAGCCGATTTTATACCGATTAAAGGTACAAAATGCTGATATTACAAACAAAATAGTAGAAAATCATGCGTATGAGATTGTTCAGTTCAAGGTAGGTCAGACATACGGTGAGCCAATTCAGTTCATCAGTCGAAAAGATGATGATGCGATCAATCATGCAGTAGATGAGCTGAATGATTACCTTGTGGATGCGAATAAACAGGAAAAGGACATTAAAGCTGGTGAATGGCAGTCAGCAACCGGAACATCTTTTAAGGCGGTAAGATTTTCAAATGGAGAAATACCATTTCAGATTGTTGCTCCTACTCCGATGAATACGTGTGTTATTTATAATCGGAGCACGGAAGAACCGGTTCTTGCAGTACAAGAACTTAAAGACGAGGATGGAAGATGGTACAAACTGTGCTATACAGACAATTATTCATGCAAAATTCAAAATGGAGTAGCTTCTAAATGGAAATTGCATGCATTTGGAAGCATTCCTATTGTTGAGTTCCCAAACAATCACGAAAGAATATCAGACATTGAGCTTGTCATAGGTCTTCTGGATGCCATCAACAATATGCAGTCGAACAGAATGGATGGAATTGAGCAGTTTGTTCAGTACTGGGTAAAATTTGTAAACTGTGAGATTGACACAGCGACATTTGAACAAATGAAAATGAGCCATGCTTTAACGGTAAAGTCCAACAACAAGGACAACAAAGCCGATGTTGAGATCATGACGCAGGAACTTAACCAGAGTCAGTGCCAGGTGGCAAAAGATGATCTTTGGGACAATGCCTTATCAATTCTTGCCATACCAAACAAGCAGGGGAACACTGGCGGAGATACACAGGGCGCGGTAGAGTTAAGAAACGGTTGGGATTTTTCAAAGACAAGAGCAAAATTAAAAGACCCAATCGTGAAATCGGCGGAGAAGAGACTTGCAAAAGTTGTCTTAAATGTAATACGCGTTAAAGATCATGATTTGAACTTGTCAGTTAGAGATTTTGACGTGCAAATCAATCATAGCCCGCAAGACAATATGTATACGAAGTCACAAACACTGTATCAGTTATTGGAGTGCGGAATACATCCTCTTATTGCAATTAAAACGGTCGGACTCTGGGGAGATTCGGAAAAAACATTTTTGCAGTCTAAGCCATACATGGATGCTTTATGGAAAACCATTGGTGATGCAGAAGAGCAGGAACAAAAAGCACAGAAAATTGTAAATCAATTAAATAAACAGCAAAATAAGACAGCTACCGAGTAATCGTCGGCTGTTTTTATTTTATAAAAATTCGCAAAGTTGTGAGCGTAAAAAACAACAGTGTCATTCGGTGTCGTTGCACCGCAAAAATTCGTAAAGACATATCGGAGGTAATCAATGAAAAGAGAAGAGTTAATTGCAATGGGTATCAGTGAGGAAAATGTTGAGAAAATCATTGCTGATTACGGCAGTGCCGTACAGAGAGAACAGGCAAAAGCAGCAGAGCTTAAGGCAAAGGCAGACAGCGCAGATGAGTTGCAGAAAAAGCTGGATGAAATGGAAGCAGGAAACCTCACGGAACTTGAAAAAGCAAACAAGGCGTTAGAGACAGCAAATCAGCAGATTGCAGATATGCAGAAAAAAAACGCCATCAGAGATCAGCGCGAAGCTTTGATGGAAAAGTTAAAAATCAATGCAGAGCAGGCAAAAACGGTCGTCAAAGATGATGGAAGCATTGATTATGACGCTCTTGGAAAGATTACATCCGAAAAGGAAACCGCAGCAGCGCAGGCAAAGGAACAGGAGATCGCAAATAATTCTGAAAATCCGGGCGGCGGTACTGCAGGTGGAGAGAATAAAAAAACGGCAGATGTTGAAAATGCCGAAAGTATCAGCTTTGGCGAACCGGCAAAAAATGCAGAAGCCAAAGACCATTATGTTTTATAGGAGGTAAATTATGGGAAAACCGATTGAAAGAGACTTTACACAGAGTAAAGGAATTTTAAAATTCTTTCCTTATGAGGGTGCGGCGTGCATCGTTCCGCAGACAATGGTAACAAGTGCAGATGCTAACGGAAAGAAAATTGCAAAGGCAGGAACACCATTTCCTAGCAATGATGCATCTTGCAAAGGATATCTTCTGGAAGATGTTGACGTAACAATGGGAGATGCGCCGGGAACTTATGTATATCAGGGTTCTATTGACAGCGCAAAGGTAACAGCGAACGGAGTGACCGTGGAAGAAACTGCAAAAGCAGCAACACCGCGTGTCACTTTTTTTGATTAAGAAATGGAGGTATTAGAGAATGGCATTACCATTAGCAGAAGCATTTACCGCAAGAAGCCTTGGGGTTATGTGGAATAATTATGAAAAAACGCTTGGTTCTGCGCCTTACTTAGGTAGACAGAAATTTGGAACCAGAAAACAGGACAGCCTTGAGCTTAGATTTATCAAAGGGAAAAACGGTCTCCCGGTATCCTTAAAGGCATCCAATTTTGATGCGCAGGCAGAGTTAAGAGACGTTGGTGGATTTTCGGACATTCAGAACGAGATGCCTTTCTACCGTGAGTCTTACATGGTAACAGAGCGTGAAGAGCAGAAGTATGCAAATTACCAGTCGGCAGAAAATTCCAACATGGCAAACCAGGTGCTTAGAGAAATCAGCAAAAAACCGATGATGCTTATTGAAGGGGCAAGAGTAGTGCCGGAACGCCAGATTTGGCAGTTGTTAGCACCATCTGATGGTATTCCAAGAGTACAGGTAACAATTGGCGGAAAGAGCTACTATGTGGATTATACTTCGGACAATGGAGTGGCGCACAAGAGAGATCATTACAAGGATATTTCCGGAAGCGATACCGATAAATGGTCTGCACCAGAAACAGCAACGCCACTTGACGACCTTATCGAGATTAAACGTGAGTTTGCAAAGAAAACCGGATATTCCCTTGCACGTTTTAGCATGAATACAGAAACATGGGAAATGGTTCTTAAGGCGGAGGACACGAAGAAACAGGTACTTGGAATTACTGCTTACAATGGCGGTATTCGCTTACAGCAGGGGCAGGTTACAGAGTATCTTAGAGGATACGGCATCGAGATTGAAGTTTACGACAAACTTTACATCGACCCTGCAGACGGTGCTACCAAATATTTTATTCCTACAGGAGTTATTTCAGCGCAGGCATCCGGTGTGTACCTTGGAGATTATGTCTTTGGAAAGACACCGGAAGAGAGAAGCGGAAGTTTAACAGACGGAAACCTTTCTATTGTAGAAACCGGCATTTCGGTATATACATACGCAACAAATCATCCAATCAACACCCATTGCATTGTGTCAATGATTGGATTGCCTACTTTTGAGGGCATGGACAGCGTTGTTGTCATGAAAGTTGCGTAGGAGGTGCTATATGGTTGCTGAATACACGGTAAAGCGCAATGGAAAATGGTTCAAAGCAGGAGAAGAAATCCCGGACATTGTTCCGGGAGAGAAATCTTCCGGCGGTTACACCAAGACAGAGATTAACAGAATGAGCACTGCTGATTTACAGGCACTTGCCTCTGAACATGGGATCGAGGAAGCAGATCAGATCAGTGGGGCAGAACTGAAACGCATTTTGATCGAGCAGTTCGGATTATAGGTAGGGAAGAATGGACGAATATACAACATTAGAGCAGGTCAAAATCAGACTGAAACAATTTCATATTGAAACCGTTACGGATGAAGATGGTGTTACTTCTGATGTTGTCGTGTTCGACCAGAAAGAAGATAATCCTTACATCAAACAGCTTATCAAGCAGGCAAGAAATGAAGTGGTAAGCAAGCGGAATTACCCGAAAAGCTACACGGATGAAAAAATATCCGAAGACTTGAAACAGTTTGAGGATGTAATCGTCAATTTAGCCGTGTACGACCATTCACAGGCAGGAGAAGCATATATGGCAAGTTATTCAGAAAACGGCGTAAGCCGTAGCTGGAAAGACAGGGAAAGCTTGTTCGTAGGGGTATTCCCGTTTGTAAAATCTTTGTGACCTATCTGCCATGAGTAGAAAAGGAATCTGTTTTTTGCAAAGCAATTATCAGTTTTTTAGAAGATTGTGCGTTACGTTTTGTCGACGTCGACAAAACGTAGCAGGCGGCACACATTGAGCGGTGGTGGGCGGTGTGCCATAAAAATGAAAGGCGGTATATGATTTGACGATTGAAATATCAACAGCAATCATTATAAGCGTGCTGTCGCTTGGTTTTTCCGTCTTTATGGGCTTGAAGAGCAACAAAAGGACAGACAACACGGAACTTGAAGAGCGCGTGAGGGAGAACACACGCATTAACATGAAGTTGGATGCCATTTCAAACAACACGACCGAGATCAAAAATGAAGTTTCCGAGATGCGAAAAGAAATCAATTCTCATGACAACAGGATCATAAAGGTGGAGGAAAGTGTGAAATCGGCTCATCACAGAATTGACGGAATAGAAACCCGTCTTAATGATGAAAAGGAGGTTTAATCATGGATATTATACAGGCGGTAATTGCTAACATGACAATTATTCTGGCGATTATTGGTGCGCTGGCATTTGTTGTGTCTGTGGTAACACAGGTAATCAAAGGTGTAGGCGTATTTTCTAAGGTTCCGACGGACATCTTGGTATTTGTTCTTTCCATCGGTATCACGGTCGCTGCGTTTGTGGCATACATGCAGTACATACAGACAACAATTTTATGGTATATGATCTTGGCGGCTATTATTGCAGGATTTATTGTTGCGTTTGTCGCAATGTATGGATGGGAAAAGCTTTCTGATCTGTGGAAGCGGTTCGGCAAGGATGTGAAGTGAAATGCTTGAAATTAACAAGCAAAAAATGAATTATTCGCTACAGAGCGGAAAGGTTCCGGTGTATGTGACGGACGAGGATGGAAACATCGAATATTCGTCATATACCGACTCTGATGGAAATGTAATTTATTACCTTGATGAGGATGGAAACAAAATACCGAAAACAACCGGAGAGTATACAACAGGTTATGAAAAGCCTGTGGTTTTTTATTCTTCAATCAGCAATAAGTTGAGTGAAGCACTTATAAAAGAGTTTGGCGTTGACAATTCAACAAACTTTGTTCAGATTGTCGAGGACAAAGGGAAACTTCCATTGAGCGTCGGCTCTTTGGTATGGAAACGGTCAGATGTAAGGTACAAAGATGAAGAGAATACAATCGTTGACGAAAATTCGGCTGATTACATCGTAAAAGGTGTCGCAGACGAGGGATTGACGGTTGATTTGTTCTTATTGCAAAAAAATGTGAAGTAGGTGCGGCATGGGGAAGAAAGTAATCACAATGAGCCTGTCTGAAAAGTCTATTCAGAACGCCATACGAGAGCTTAGAGCCTATCAAAACAGATTGACATATAAATGTCAGCTATTGGCAGAAAAACTCGCGGAAAAGGGCGTAGAGATTGCCAGAGTGCAAATTGCTGACCTTGACGCAATATTTACATCGGAACTGATTTCAAGTGTTCATGCGGAATATGAAGGAAGCACTAAGGGCGGCGGTATATGGGCGGTAATAGCCGGTACAGACCATGCCGCATTTGTTGAGTTTGGAACCGGAATTGTGGGACAGCAAAGTCCTTATCCTGGGAAACTGCCAGAGGGTGTTTCGTGGCAGTACGCAAGTGGAAAAACTATCCATCAGATTTCAGATGGAAGATATGGATGGTTTTATCAGGACGACAATGGCGATTGGTGGTTTACAGAGGGAATGCCAAGCCGACCATTCATGTATCTGACCGCAAATGAGTTGCGTCAGATTGTTACACAGACAGCGAAGGAGGTGTTTGGATAATGGCAGGCAACCAGTGGGTATTTGACCTTGAAACAAACATTTTTTCCAATGTGGTAACGATTGCCAAACCAAAACTCCAGAAGAAATACAAAAGCATGAATTTTGAAACTGCATTTACAACGGTTGAAAAGAACCTTGATAAAGACCCTGTTTTCCCGACTATTTACATCCATGAGATGCCGGGGCTTGAACGTGGGGCAGATTTAGAGGGCACATCCGTAAATGCGGTGCAGGAAACAATACAGGTTGACGTCATTACAAACACAAAGCAGAGCGATGCAAAAGGGATTATGGCTATTTTAGCTGATGCCTTTAAGCAGATGCGATTTCAAATCACAGCAATGCCGGAGTTTAAAAACGACAGCGAGAAAAAATTTAGAAGCGTTGCAAGGTTCCGGCGGATAATCGGAGCCAACGACAGATTGATGTAAAAGAGCCGAAAGGCTCTATTTTTTATGCACCGGGTGCATAAAGATGTGCCCGATAACCGCATTATTTAGCGGTAGAAAGAGAGGTAAAAATGGCAGCAGCAGGATTGTCTACGTTAGGAATTACGTTTGGCTATGGCACAGAAGCGACAGCCGGAACAAAGCCTACATCATTTAAACAACTCACAAGAATTAACTCGATTGGCGGTATTAACATTGAGCCGGAACAGATCGACGCATCCGCTTTAGAGGATGCAATTACCAGATATGTAAAGGGGCGCGCAGATACAGGCGGTTCATTCCCTATCACGGTAAACCTTACAGACGCCACAAAAGAAGAGTGGGAAGCACTTATCACGGCGTACAAAGCGCTTACCGATGGGAAAAGAATGTGGTTTGAAACCATTATTCCAGGATTTGCAGATGCGTTTTTTGTTGTTGCGCAGCCACCGGAGCAGATACCGCAGCCGGAGATTGGTCAGAATGAGCTTTTGACGGTTGAAATGAACCTTACCATTGAGGAATACAAGGGAATGGACACGGCCGTGGCGTTTACACCGGGGGAATAACACGTCAGTCGAATAGTTCGGTTGAATCGGCTGACGATAATCAGACAACCGAATCGGAACTTGAGGAAACAGTGTAAAAGAATAGGGCGGTCTTCGGACTGCCCTTTCCCTATAAAAAGGGAGAAAGGGAAAGAATATGACAAAATTAAAATTTGGAGAGAAAGAATTACAGATTAAGTTTGGATATGAAGCAACCGTGAAAAGCGGAATTATCAAGAAAGTAGCAAAATTAAACCAGATGGAAGATATGGAAGCGGTTGACGAAATCCTTTTATTTCTGCCAGAGTTAATTCTTGTTGGAGCGCAGAAGTTACATAAAGAAGAGCTTGGCTATAACCCGGACAATGAAGAAGAAAAGGAACAGCAGCTTGGAAAAGTATATGCCATGCTGGATGATTACTTTGACGGAGAAGATGCAGATGTTCAGGCACTTTACAATGCACTTTTAACAGAGTTACTTGAAAACGGTTTTTTATCAAAACTGCTCAAAGCAGAGCAGAAAGAAGCGGAGAAGAAAACTCCGAGGAAAAAGTAGAAGAACAGAGAGAACTTACATGGGGAACATATTGCACGGAAATCCGCCCATTCTGGCTTTTAGTCACTAAAGGGTATGGATTTACCGTGTGTGATATAGACGCGTCCTGCCCGGCTGATTTAAAGCCTTATGCGGATGCTTACAACTTAGATAAAAAGCAAAGAGACAATGAGATGTGGATGTGGTTTGGAACATACGGATTGTCAGCGGTATCGGTGGCAGTAGAACATTGTCTTGCGGGTAAAAAAGCTAAATCAAAGTATGTAGACAAGCCTATCACAGAGCATAGTTTGTTAAACGATTCTGAAATGACAGAAGAGGAAATTCAGAAACAGAGAGAATTATTTGCGGCAAAACTCAAAATTATGCAATCAAATTATGAGTTGAGCCACCCAAAGAAAGAAGAGGTGCCACATGAAAATTAAAGGTATTGATGTTTCCGGGTACAATGGAAATATTAACTGGTCAAAAGTAGCAGAGAACGGCGTTGAATTTGCCATTTTGAAAGTAATCCGAAAAGATTTGCAGCCGGACAAGTATTTTGAAGCAAACTGGACAGGAGCAACAGAAGCTGGCGTTCCGGTGCAGGGCGTATATAATTACAGCTACGCAACCAACGCAGAAAAAGCGCAGACCGATGCGCAAAGAGTGATCGAAGTTCTTGGCGGAAGAAATGTGATGGTATGGCTGGATGTAGAGGATAAGTGCCAGCAGAATATTGGCGATAAGATTGTCTCTATTATCAATGAATATCAGAAGATCATTGAAGCCGCAGGGTGCAAATTTGGTGTATACACGGGTCTGTCTTTTTACAACAGCTATATCAAGCCATATCTTGAGCATATTGATTGCCCGTTTTGGGTCGCAAGATACCCGTCCAGTACGCCTATGATGATTACGGCAGACGCACCGGAAGACAAGAAGCCTGATATTCTTCATGAACTTTACGGATGGCAATACAGTTCAAAGGGATTTGTAGCCGGTGTTTCCGGATGCGTCGATCTGAATGAACTGTATGTAGCGGTAGACACGGTAAATGTCATGCCGGATCCAGAAAATACACTTCATAAGGTTGGAGAGGAAATCACGGTTTCTTCTTACTACAAATCTTCCACGGCTGGCATTGGAGATGCGATCATCAAGTATGCTTCCGGAACGATTACACGAATCAAGTCGGGTACGCACAATCCATATTGCTTTTCAAAAAATGGAGTTGCAGTAGGCTGGTGCAACGATGGAGATATTCGATCAACGGATTCTTCTGTGATGTCTACAGATAAAAAGACAACGTATACGGTACGACGCGGAGATACACTTTCAAAGATCGCAAAAGAAAACAATGTAACGGTTGCAAAATTGCAGAAAGACAACGGGATCAAGAACCCAAACAAAATTTATGTAGGGCAGAAAATTTTGATTCAGTAAAAAATCAAGGACGGTAAGGTGTCACAGCCTACCGTCTTTTTATTATGTGTAGAAAGTTGGTGCGGTCATGGCAGATATTGATGAATTACAGATAAAAATTAAGGCTGATTCTGCAAAAGCGAGTGATTCCATTGATAAACTTGCATCAAGTTTGGATAGCCTTGGGAAAAGTCTATCATTTGATACCAGTAAACTTTCAAACATAGCATCTGGAATTAGAAGCATGTCTGACGCGGCAACAGGGTTTAAGGGTGCAAAATCAAAAGAGATTACATCACTTGCCACCGCATTAAGCAAATTCTCAAATGTAGACACATCATCTTTCTATGGTATATCTGCGGCAATGAAAAATCTTGCTGCAGGAATGAAAGATACGAAAATGATTGATGCCAGCGGTATTTTAAATACGGCTTCGGCATTATCAAAAATGGGCGGAAAACTTGCCACGGTTGGTACTGATAATCTGGTAAAGATTAAGGACGATTTGGCTTACTTTGTCAAAGGAATGAACAGCGTAGGGGCGCTTAACTTTGATACAACAGGTTTGACCAATCTGATAGGAAGTATCAGAAGACTTGGTGGTAAGATTTCTACACAGGCGACAGCCAATTTGCCGCAAATATCAGCGCAACTACAGAATTTTGTGCGCCAGATGAATAAAATCGGCGAACTGAAATTTGATATGACAAACATGAGTAGCCTTGTGACGTCCATATCAAGGTTAGGAAGCGTTGCGAGCGGCAGGGCAGTAAACAACATACCTTTGCTTGCAGATAACCTTAAATACCTGTTTGAGACTCTTTCAAAAGCGCCTAACGTAAGCGCAAACATCATCCGGATGACAGAAGCACTTGCCAATTTGGCAAAAACAGGCGCATCATCCGGTAGAGCAGCAACATCTCTCGGAAAAAGTTTGAACATTTTTAGTGGATCTGCGAACAAGGCGAAGAGTAGCAGCTTTAGCCTTGCTGCAGCGTTCGGAAAGCTGTACGCATCATACTGGCTGTTATTTCGTGCTTTTTCAAAGATTAAGGATGCAATCGACATTTCATCTTCTTTGACAGAGGTTGAGAACGTTGTACGCACCACATTCGGCAATTATGAGAAGCTGATACAGGACTTTTCAAAAACATCTATACAGGATTTTGGCATGTCAGAGTTGACCGCTAAACAGGTGGCAAGCCGATTCCAAGCTATGGGTACAGCCATGGGATTTTCACAAGGAAAGATGGCTGACATGTCGCTACAGCTTACAAAGCTGACTGCGGATATGGCTTCTTTCTACGATATGGAACAGTCTGACGTTGCAAGAAACCTGCAGGCAGTATTTACCGGAGAGACAGAGCCTTTAAGAAAATATGGTCTTGACCTCACACAGGCTACCCTTAAAGAGTGGGCTATGAAGCAGGGATTGGATGCCGACATTTCGTCTATGACGCAGGCAGAAAAGACCATGCTCCGGTATCAGTATGTTATGGCTAATACAGCCGCGGCGCAAGGAGACTTTGCGAGAACATCAGACACATGGGCAAACCAGGTAAGAATCCTTAAGCAGTCATTTGAACAGCTTGCGGCTATTATCGGTGGCGCACTGATTAACGCTTTTAAACCGTTTGTACGAACTCTTAATGCAGTCATGCAGAAAGTTATTGCTTTTGCAACGACAGTAACCAATGCGTTAGGATCAATCTTCGGATGGAAATTTGAGATTTCTTCCGGTGGTTTGGCAGATGATTGGTCTGATGCAGCAGGGAGCGCGGCTGATATAGCAGACAGCACTGGACAGGCAGCGAAGAACGTTGAAAAGATGAATAAGGGCTTAAGAGCCTTTGACGAACTGAATCTGATTACCACTCCGGATAATTCAAGCGGATCTGGCTCTGGTGGTTCCGGCGGTGGTGGTGCATCCGGCGGTGGTGCGTCCGGTGGGCTGGTACAGGTAGATACCATTTTCAAGGACTATGAAAGTCAGATCAGAAGTTTGCGGGAACTTGGGGCATATATCAGCGATGCGTTATCAGATGCCATGGAATCTATTGACTGGGATAGAATTTATTCCAAGGCAAGAAACTTTGGAAAAGGGCTGGCAGATTTCCTTAATGGGCTTATTACACCAAGATTGTTCGGAGATGTCGGCATGACGATTGCAAGTGCGCTTAACACAGCAATTTATACAGCCTTGTCATTTGGAGAAGAATTTGACTGGACAAATCTGGGAGATTCCATTGCTGCAGGAGTGAATCGCTTCTTTGAAACGTTTGATTTTTCGGCACTTGGTAGAACGATCAATACATGGGTTCATGGAATATATGACACTATTACAACAGCAATTGGAAATATCAAGTGGTCAGAAGTATGGGATGGTGTAACGGATTTTTTGAGTGAAATTGATCTTGAGGCAATATCTCTTATTATTGGAGCATTTGCACTTAAGTATGCAGGGAAATTTCTTACAAGTAAAATTCTTAAGGAAACAATAGGAAAGCTGATTAGTGAAAAGTTTGTGGCGGCTTTCGGATCAGAATCAGTGAAATCTATTCTTTCTTATATAGTCCCAATTTCACTTTCCGTTGCAGTTGGGGCGTTAACTTTTACTATTGGAAAAGACAGTATAAAAAAAGATGCAGAAAATCTAGTAAAAGCATATAAGGATGGTGGATTTTTACAATATTTGCAGGAAAGCTTAAAGCAGCTTATAAATCCGTTTGAGTGGATAAATGCATATGGTGGGGGCATTTTAAGTCAAAAAGGAATACTTGAGAGTTATTCAGACGGAGTTGACTTAAACATTAAGATGCCGAAAAAAGAAGATTATGCATCTTTAGATGAATACCAAAAGGCACTAAACGATTTCAATAATAATGTTCCAGACAGCTTAAAAGTTCCAAGTAGCTTTGATTTAAAAGCGTGGATAGATGAATGGAAACAAATGAATGGACTAGATAATGTGGACTTAAGAGCAGAAGTTGTTCTTCCAAACTTGAGAGAAAAAATATCTGGATTCAAAGAAAAAATAAAAGAATGGTGGGGATTAAATGTTGAACTACCAGTTCATAATAAATTGACAACTACTCAAAATGATATTTCTTTATGGTGGGAAAATGTAAAGGAATATTGGGGAGAAAAAAAGCTCTCAATACAGACAGAAATAGGAGAAATAAAAGGTAAGATAGAAGAAAAGTGGAATGAAGCATCTGAATACATTCAAGAAAATATTTTGCCTTGGTTTACTAAAGATCATTGGATTGAAATAGGAAACGGAATAAAAGAAGGTCTTTCCACTAAATGGGAGGAATTCTCTACATGGTGGAGTGACACAGGTATAGCCGTTTGGTGGAACGAGAAAGTTTCTCCATGGTTTACAGAAGATACATGGAAAAATCTTGGAGAAAGCATAAGAAAAGGTCTATCTAAAAAGTGGGAGGAATTTACTGGATGGTGGGAAAACACCGGATTCTATAAGTGGTGGAATCAAGATGTTGCTCCAAAGTTTACAACAGACAAGTGGACATTTAGTGGTATTTCAGATGGATTAAAAAATGCATGGAATAATGCTATAGCCGCTGTAAAGCACATATGGAACGGATTTGCAAACTGGATGAACTCAAAGCTTTCTTTTTCGTGGGATGCGGTAAACATTGCTGGAAAGCAGATTGTTGGAGCCGGAAGTATAAATCTCGGGAAAATTCCTACTTTTGCCGCCGGAGGATTCCCAAGCCAGTACAGTATGTTTATGGCGGGAGAAAATGGACGGGCAGAAATGCTGGGAACTGTTGGAGGGAAAACAGCGGTTGCCGGTGGACAGGAAATTACCGGTATTCGAGATGCAGTGTACAGTACGGCGCAACAGGAAATGGAATTGCTAAGACAGCAAAATCAATTGCTTCAAGGAATTTTGGAAAAAGAATTTGGGATTACATCAGAGCAGATCGGGAAAAGTGCTCGCAATTATGCAAAAGATTATTTTAACAGAACTGGAAGAGAAGCATATATTTTCTAATGACAAATACCGCCACTTGTGGTAGAATTATTTTATTACAAGTGGCGGGAGGAAAAGCTATGAATGAAAAAAGTGAAACAAAATTATGCAAATACTGTCAGACGGAGATTCCAGCTAAAGCAAAAATTTGCCCTAATTGCAAAAAAAAGCAGGGTGGGGCAACAAAGTGGTTTGTTGCGGTGGTTATAGTTATAATCCTGTTGATTGCCACATTTGGCGGAAACGGAGAAAACAACGATGCAGTTGCTGATTCTACCGAGCAAAATAAAAAAGTTTCTTCTATTAGTACGGTAGATAACAAGGAAGCGACAAGAGAAGAAGTTTCTGATTCTGATTTTTTGGTAAAAGAGTATCTGTACGAAAACACAATAGGAGACACATTAGATTTTTTGATTGTAACAAATAATTCAAACACGAATGTCGCAATTTCTGGGAACGCTATAGCCAAAGATTCAAGTGGGAATTCAATAGGAGCCGCCGACATGAGCATTGATGTATTGGGAGCAGGGGAAACATCTATTGGTGTTTTCTATTTTGATAGTGTGTCCGGAATTGACAAGGTGGATTATACCTTAGATTATGACGAAAACCCATATTATAAACCGGTTGTAAATGATTTATCCGTTGAACAGACATTTAATGATGAAAACGTGACTGTATCCGTGACCAATAACAGCGAAAATCCGGCACTTTTTGTAAGCGTGTATGCAATATTTTTTGACAGTAATAATAATGTGGTAAATTATAACAGCACATATATTACAGATTCAGACAATGAGATTAAACCTGGGAAAACTATTTCGGGGCAGCTTGATTGTTATGGAAAATACGATTATGCAGAGGTATATTTTACTGGAAGAGCAGATAAATAGAATAATAAACTAAAGGAGAAGAATGTATGTACGACAAAGAAAAAGGGATTTATCCATCTGGAGGATATCTTGTTGGTAGAGATTTACCATTGGGCGGTTATGTTTTTACTGCAAAAAACGGTCAAAAAGGTTGCGTTACTCTTTACAAAAGCTATAAAGATTTTAAAGAAGAGGAAATGGAATTAACCTATGAATACTTTGAAGAAGATTATCATTTATCGCTAATGGAAGATGGTAATTACTTATTGGTGGAAAATGCAACAATACAGAAAATATAAGAGGAAGCGCAGAGATGCGCTTCTTTTTTTGAAAAATATTTCAAAATAGTATTGACTTTCTTTGCACGTACATATATTATTAAGGCATAAAGATTGCGCGTGCAATCAAAAAGAGAGGAAGTGATTATGTGTCTCCATTAAAAAAAGGACAGAAACTTACTGATAATCCTAAAAATGTTAGGCTTGATTTGAGACTTACAAAAGCAGAAGCAGAGGATTTGCAATATTGTGCGGATAAGTTAAAAACAAGCAGAACGGATGTTATCAACATGGGGATTAGAAAAGTGAAAGAAGAAATCAACAAAAAATAAAGCGTTCCAACCCTAGACAAGTTAAACGCTTTATTCAACACAGCCAACAAAAGCGGTTGATACATGGATTATACCGCTTTTTGGAATGGTTGTCAAACAGCAAACGAAAGGAAGGTAAAATCTATGAGAAGCATTGAAGAAATTGTAAGAACGATACTTAATAGTGACGCG